CGTGAACCTTCCGCGAACGTTAGCGCTATTGCGACATCCGTATCGCTTTCAACAACCCTGCCGGGGGTAAACCCATCATCTATATATTCCTGCGACGGCATCTTTCGCCCGGTGGCTGAGAGAGTACCACCGTTGTTGATGTACTCGTCTGCCAGCGCGCTTCCGTCCTGGCTACGCACGTAGGTTGTGGAGTTTATCGGGATATTCGCGATATCCGCCTGTGCCGCTGCCAGCGTCATGTACTGCCGGCTGAGAGGGATCAGGTTCTGGCGGGTTTCTTCAATTTCGTCTTCGTTTTTCTTTAATACGCCTTTCCAGGTTGGTGTCATAATTCCTGTGCGTGTCTCGACTTCCAACTCCTCGCTATTCAGTATTTCATCCTGAACACGGTTATTATCCCAAACATCAGGCATAGCAGAAGACGGGACTGGGTTACCCGTTTTATATAAAGCCATTATTGATATACTCCGGATTAATCAGGCGGAACGGTACCAGCCCATCAGTTTTACATAGGCGTTGGTAATATTTAATGCGGTACCACTACCCATGTTCTCGGTATTACCGGAAACACTGTGGCTGTGAGAACCCAAGGCAACGCTATGGGTATGTGCCCCACTCGTTGATGTAGTGCCAAAATCAGTACCGCCATTAGAGCCCACCGCCTGATCTGAACCACCTTGTTTCTGCATTGATCTACCCCATCCGTGTGAGTGCGCTCCCTGGCTGTCGGTAGTTTTTGTGCCCAGATCGACTGAAGCAGCAGTTCCGGTAATACTCAATGCCTGTGCAGGTAAGTTTGCTTTGGCCAGAGAAACCGTATCCGCTCCCCCTGTACCCAGAACATCCGATCCATTCTGAAGTCCAAGTCGAATTGTTTTGTTTTCTCCGATGTAATTCCATACCGTCCCAGGGAAAAGTGTGTTGGGGTTTTTGTTCTGAGCGAAGAACAACACCGCGCCCACCGGGTATACGGAATCAATTTGTAATGAGGTAAGGGCCGTTAATAGCTGTGCCTTTAGCGCAGCTGTGTCCCCGTTATCGAGGACATCCTCGGCGGTTTGCTCCAGAATTATCTGCCCCAGAACGCTAGCCATTACGGTACCCTGTCGCAGCGCTTTGTTGATCTGCTCAGAGCGGGCTATCCCCGCAGTAAACCCGGTGGACAGAGCTACCAAATTTTCCCAGTCTGTTTGCGAGGACACGTTTGCACCTGCACCAACGGCAAACGGCTTAAAATTATTTTCAGCCATCAGAATGTTTCTCCCCATGCGCCGGCATCAAAACCCGCGATGTAATCGTTATCGGCATCGAATCCAAAAAATTTATATCCGTTGGACGGTGTAATGGTTTCCCTGATTCGCACCCCGGCGGCCTTTACAGTGAGTAGCCCAGCGCGAATGACAAAAACAAATTCAGCGGGAAGTTTATCTATCGGGTTTATATCGTAGCGGGATGGTTCATATCCTTCAGGAAGGGGTATAAACGGGCCGTGGTTAATTGCAGAGTCAAATATCAACCGGTCAATATTGGGAATGATATATTCATCATCCACGACGATTAAAACGGATATAGACATGTCCTGATTATCCAGGATAATCATTTTTATACCCGTGCCTTCAAGCGCCGTTTCCAGAATATCCGGCAGCGTGCCGTTCTGGCCGTTCCAGTTGTTTATCCCTATGCGGGCCTTGAGCACGACGCGATAGACATCATCGCTGAGATACGTCAGCGCGTCAGTGGACTGGTAAGGGCCCAGCCAGATCCCCTGATCCCAACCGACACGCTCTTTATCCCACTGCAGGAAAACTCCAGTAATGGGTGCCGCTACCGCTCGGGATACGCCGATCCACTTGCCGAGGATATCCAACTGGTCGCCGACTGCGGTATCAACATCAAAAGCGGTGATTAACCCTGACGTAGCAGTAGAAACTTCAATCAGCGGCCGCGTCGATAAATCAACGTGCTCGACGAACTTGGGCTTTCCGGCGTGGTAATTGGTGATCAGGTCGGTGTATTTGCTCATGGCGTCACCACCAGTGCGATGTTATCCACGCTGCATGATGCCGATTCATCGTAAGCTACGACCACATTAGCCGCGGCTACATCATCGGCGGAGCGCCCTATCAGCAGCTCCATGATGTCGTAATAACGCGCGTTGCCACCGCTGACGACGCTCAGGTTAGCCGGGGAATAAACGCGGCTCAGCAGCACGCTGTCACCGATAGCCAGAGAATTGATATATGCAGCCACGGCCGCCTTGATTTCATCGCCAACCTGCGAGCTGTAGCCAGTGAGCGCTTTGAGCGTGATCGACACATAGATCGATACATCCACCGGCCGGGAAAAGCGGATAGTGTAGGGATTGCCGTATTTGTCGGTGACTATCACCGCCGTCGTGCCGTAAGTGGATACGCCCTGCCCTTTAACGCTGCGGATAGTGTTAGCGATTTCCGTTGCATCACCACCCTCGACAATCGCCGAGATCGAGTGCGGAGGAAGTCCGTTTGAATCCGTCACCTCCTGGTCGTTCTCAAACAGTTTGTGACGGGTCACGCCTTCAACGTTGGCAATCGCACCGTCTACCGCGTCAAACGGTGTGAGAGATGCCAGCGCAACGCTTTGCGACTGCCTCACCCGTAGTTCAGCGTCAGTCTCTGCGGCGATACCAACGGTGGCCGCCAGCGGGTTAGTTACTGAGGCCCACCCACGCGTCGGCGTATTGATGCCGTTTACTGACCCGGCGACTGCGGCAACCGCCCCGCTACTCGCACACGTTGCCGTAGCGACCACAGTACCGTCAGTGCCGATCACCACCGTCGCCGGCAGATTCCAGATCACGCTATTGGTATCGCGTACCGAGCCGTTGGTGATGGCTGTACCGACGGTTCCGGTTAGCAGCAGGTCGACAGTTGAATTGGTCGCTGCACGCCGGGTGATGCCATTAATTTTGACGTTGCTCGTCAGTGCGTCACCCACTGCCGTCGCTGGCGAGAACGACCGGTAAACCGAAATGGCCGTGTTATTGGCGTCGTGAATAGCCAGGGCCACCAGCGCCACCATCTGGCCGTCTTTGCTATCGGGATCGAGATAGGCATCACTGCCATAAATCTGCTGAAAATAACCGGTGATGGTGTCCAGCACGGTCTGATAGTCGGGCGCACTTATCCCCTCAGCGGTTACCGTTGCCGATAAGCCGAGTGTGTCGAGGTCCAAAGACATTACGCCTCCGAAGTTACTGTGGTTGTCCCGTAGATGGTTTCCACCGTTGCTGTGAACGTTACACGGCGTGTGGTGCCGTCAACGGTGGTATTAAACGCAGTGATAGAGCTAACACCCTGCGTTTCGAGGATCCGCTTGCGGATAGCGAGGTTATAGGTGTCTGGCTTTTGCTTACCCAGAACGGACTGAATCCAGGGTGTTCCTTCTGTGGTATCGAGGAACCATTGACCGTACCAGAGCAGGAAGCGCGTTTTAATAGCCTGCGCGACGGCCTCCGGAGAGTTCACCAGCCAGGTATCATCGCCCTGACCAAAGGTATAATCCCCGTCATCATCCTCTCGTCGGTATCTCATTGCGGCGCCCCCGTGCTACCACCGCCAGGCTCAACGCCGCCGTGGGTATGTCCGATCTGGCTAATACCGCCAGCGAGCTGATCTCCGGTTGATGTGATTTCGCCATTGACCTGCAGAGGCCCGTTGATGGTTATCTGCGGGCTGGTGATGGTCACTGCACCGCCGGCGGCCAGTTCAATGATTGCGGAGCCATCATCGGTACGCAACTGCGCGGCTGTAGTGCTGATACCGCCGATTTTCTTTGCCTGCGACTGCGGGCCGACGATACAGAACGCATCCGAGAGATCGTGCATACGCCCGTCTACCGGTTCCTGTATGCCCCCGCTCTGCCACCAGAAATCAATGCAGCGGTCCGCAAAGATAACCAGGCATTCGTCGCCTTCTTTAACGGGAAATGTCAGCGTGCAGCCTCCGCCGCGAGGAAATATGACAGGGACATCCACCAGCAGAGGCAGGTTTACGGATACCTCCGCACCAGAAGCGTCATGTTCAACACCTTTAATCGCGGGCTGAATAACGGCGGTAACGGCTTCTGGATCGAATGACTGGATGATACCGGGAATGGATACGCGCATTGCGGACATGATCGCCTGCGCCAGATGCGCGTCGGCCTGCTCTTTGCTGCCGAGCTGGGAGTTAAGTGATACAGGCATATTTTCTCCAAGAAAAGCATGTCTTCCAAAGGATCTGTTACCGATGCTGCTTGGTTGGGCATAACTAAAACTTACCAGACCTTACAATTGTTAATACTTAAGATTGCTAGTAAAATCGCCTTGACGCATCCAGTTTAATTCACTTAAGTTATTATCAACATAGGAAATCATAATGGCCTTAATAAAATGTCATGAGTGCGCTAAAGATATTAGTGATTCAGCAATCTCATGCCCTCACTGTGGAGCTCCAATATCTAATTCACAGAAAACCAATTCTATTAAAAACAACCAAGAGCCAAGGCAAGTTAGCTTTATTCTCGCGCTTGGAATAGTAATACTCCCCATTCTCTTCGTGTGGTTCTTATTCAGAAAGGGATATTCTAAGAAATCAAGAATTATAGGTATCGTTTACCTTGTGCTAAGCATCATCTTTCTTGGAAGGAGTAGCGAGGATGTTTCATATGAAAGTACGGAAACGGAATCAGTTACTTCAACTTCAACTTCAAACGGAAGGCCTGACGCTAGCTCTCTTTCAGAATTTTCAGCCCAAGAAATTTTTGATGCATATAGCGCAAACACGGTAGCGGCTGATAAGGAAGTTGCGATTAAGTGGTCCGCAGCTCCCGATATGACGCCCCAAACCGTCCTTTATCGACGTCCTGTGGCTCAATTTTCCAATTTTCA